CCAATCAACAATGACAGGATTGATGTACCTGTACCACCACAAAATGTGGATCCGCCAAAAGAAGAAAAACCTGTGCCAGTACATAAGCAGTTAATGCAGCACAGCGATTTCGACTTATATGGTGTTGAGGAAGGCATTTATGTCTATCCAGCTGCCTCAATTGGTGATTTAGAAAAAGTCACAAAGGCACTTTGGTATTCCCAGATCCCTATTTACAACTACCTATACCCATTGTTAGCTTTGCTGACGTTTGGCATTTGGGAAGTTTTCACCTACAAAATTTGCTACAAAGTAATTAGATGGACCCTTAAGTTTCTTATCTTGGTCGATGTTTTAGCAGTGTTTTGTCGTTATGTGAGTGGAGAACATATATTGTGGTTTTTAGAACCCATTTATACCCACGGTTACATTAGTGACTGGGGAATTTCTGTCATCATGGATTTTTGGGAATCCTCTCAAATGCCTCTGTTTGAAGCACTTGGTTCCCAAATCCATCCACTAAAATCTTTGGCTGTAGATTTCCTTTATCTCCAGTTAATTCCATTAATCTTTTGTATACTTGATCCTTATGAGTTTATAATCGAGAAGATGTGGGATTATCGGCCAGATTTTAGTGAGTCATATATCCTTATTCCTCCCTTCTTTACGTTAGATTCATCAGCACCTTTTGCGCATTTCAATAAGATGCAGTGGATCAGATGTACGAAACCTAGCCGGAGAGTAGATAATGACCCCAGCATGTCTTTGTATAAGACTGTTTTTCAACTAGCCAACTCCAAGAAATATATACCTTTCTTTAAGCAACATCATCAATACCTGCCTCAAATTCAGCAGTACTATCGAAAACCCTTTTGTAAAATGTTTTCGATGCAAACCTTTGATATGTCAATTTCACACATGGAGAAAGTTAGATTTGAACTAGATGATATGAGACCGGAACATATGAAGATGTCCAAACTGAAGATCCCAGATCCTGAGATCTATTTAGTTAATCTGAAGTACGGCCATTTAGATTCTTTTAAAACAAGTGAAATTCATGTTTCATTTAGTCATGTTAAAGAATACTTAACTCTAGTCAAAACGATTTCACCATTTGAAGAGATGGTCACTTTGGAATCAAAAATCACACACAATTTAGCAGGAATGAATTATATCAATGTCCCAGTGGACTTTAATTTGAATAATCAGCTCCTTACAAACACAGCCCATTACCTTAGGTATCGTGTTTTACACATCAAACAGCAGGACAATAAGAAGAATCCTCCTTCGGGGGGGTTCAAGTCCCGGGTGTACTAAAAAGAGTGTGTCAGTTCGGCTATAATGCCGACGAAGTAAACTTGCCTATGTGGGACGGGTTCAAGTTTACTAATAAAGGAAAAGAGATTTTTCTAGACCCCACTTTTAGTATCACAAAATTTATACACACTTTTAATAGGCCAATTGTAGCAGTGTCATTAGGACCGCATTTAGCTGGAGCAGTGGCCCCAAAGGTCAATCCAGGCAATTCGCAAAATAGTGCACTCGGGGCAGCATTCCGAGTAGGACGAGATATGTCATCAAAGACTTATCATAAATATAAGCGCAGCTTCCAGCGCTTCGTCAAAAGGCAGCTAAAGAAGCATTTCAAACCACTCGATAGAGACACAGATCTAACTTTCGAGACATGGATAATGAATGCTCCTTATCCC